AACAATATCTGTTTGGTTATCTTGGATGTCTGCCATCATCATACTCACAGTCCAGACTATTGCTCCAGCCTGTGTGATTAATCCGAGAAGCAGGGTTGCAGGGACACTCTTGGCTATGTGCCAGCCAATATCATTAGACACTTATAGCGTCCCAGCTTGCCATATTGTTAGACAGGATGTCTGCAAACTTTCTACTTTTTGATCTACTCATTATATTTTCCTATCCAATAGTCCATTTTGTTAACCTCTTAGACCACCACTAGACCAGCAGGTTGTATAGCTATCAATTCATCGACTGTAGAGGCCGCATCTATAGAAGATAATGCTGGTGCATCTCGTAACGCTTGCTTATCAGCAATGATCTGTGTAGTGTCAGCGCTTGTTTCAAGAGCCTTCATATAAGCTGTGTCTAAAGCGGCTAAAGGTTCTACTCTAGCTTGACGTATTTTATCACGCCAAATATCTCTAGCTTTATCCATGTTTACAGATATAACACCTGTATCTGTGTTTGCTTCCCAGCCAGCTCGAAAGGTACGTTCAGTTGGTAACTCATAGTCCGCGCTGTCATATGTTGATGCGCCAATCTTTATAAATATAGACATTTGTTTTTCCTTATGTTGGCTTTGTAGGCCATGTTACTGAGTTAGGGAAACCGGACTGATCTGGTAGGTTGAGTAAATCAGTTCTGTACTGTGTCCACTCTGCTTGTTTAGCATCTGTAAGTTCAGCCCAACGTAGAGGGTTAGTAACTAGAGGGTCTACTTCATTAACTAACTTTTGGTTACGTTTAGACCTTAGACTTGTAGATAACCCTGCATCTAGTTCTGCTTGAGTAGGTGCAACCCACTCTGTCCCATTAAATGTGTGCTTATCAGATGGTTGCAAGGGTACTTCTATAGTACCAGAAGGATATTCCATTCTAACAGTTTCAGAAGGGTCACTGTTTGTTTGCCAGTAACCTCTTGATGAGTGATAAAAACCTTTTTCCATTAACTTAACTCCGACATTCTAATTACACCAACAGAACCATTGGTAAATAGACGATAATAATGTTGGTCAGCTACTATAATATTTGAATTGATTGTTCGGGAATAACTACTAGAATTCCCTGTTCTTTCAAGTAGGGCATGTTGAGCTACAACCCAAGTAGATCCATTAGTTGATACTTCAAAGCGCATTGTGTTTGCGTTTGGAATTGAACTTGAGGTCTGATCGTCGCCAAAGCAGTAACAGGAAACTTGTATAGGTCCTCCTGACGTGTTTTGATACGCTGTGTTTTGGCTTCTTGTAACTTCGGACCATGTTTGATCTTGACCGATACCACTTCCGGAACCAGAATCAAAATTGTCACTGCCCCTTATTATACTTGTCATTTATTAATCCCCTAATTTGTATATTTTACATTGTTAAAGTCAGCTCAACTATCCCGTGATCAGCTGATACATAATTAGACTTGTGTGCAGAACAACATCTTACATTTGAAGTTGATTTAACTGTGCCAGAAACTTCTGATCTATAGTGTGCCGCTACATTCAAATCGCCCCCTGCGTCACCTTTACCAACATTCATGGTAGTAACATATCCTGTACTTGATACACTGTTTGTAAAGTTAACCGTCCAAAGACCTGTACCGTTATCTGTAATAGAAGAAACATTACCAGAGGAAAATAAAGAAACTGTACCTGTCCCATCCCATGAAGCCCAAGCCCTAGATGTGTAAAGATCAGCACCACTTGTAGTTTGTAGGTTATTTACTTTTATTGTACTCATTGTGCCATCTCCCATGCGTTTCTAAACTGTCTATTGCTAGGAACTTGTTCTGTTTTAACAATCTTAAACATGGGTCTATTATATTCCACAGCCCATACTCTTCTAGGTATGTCTTTCATAACTAAATACTCCATTGCTTCTTCTTCAGTTAGCTTGCCTATTCTTGGTGCTGTAAACTGCTTTTCCCATTTACTAGGGTCATGCTTAAAAGTAGAATGTCTACCTTCATCAATAGCTTTTTGCTCATCATCCTGTAGTTCCCAATAAACAGATATAGGTGGTAGCTTCCCTGCCATTGCATCAGCTAACCAGTTATCACTAGGGACAAGAACCATAGCTGTTTGTTCTGGGTGGTCAGGGTCTTCAAATATAATGCGGTAATCTGCCATAGGTCACCACGCATAAAATACAAGACGAAAGTTTGCCGCCGTAGTGCCTGCATAATCTGCATTTGTATTTTGTAAATTAATAGTATCAATAGAATATTTGATTTGAGTAGTGCTTGCCCAAGACACATACCCACGAGCGCCATCACCATCTACCATATTTGTTACGTCAATCTCGTCACCAACAGAGTAACCATTTTGAGCTATTTTGCACCTAACATGTACCCTCCAAAAGTAAGGCATACGACCTAGCCCATGACTAACCGTTGTAATGCCAGCGGAGTATGTAATCTCTCCACTATTATAGCTTGGGGAATTACCTAAAATTCCATCACCATCTGGTAATGTAAGAGTACGTGTGGAGTTTGTATTTGGTGCTTTAAGAATTACGCTACCACTCCCACTAGAGTTGCCTTGAAGTTTAATAGTTGCCATTTTATATCACCGTCCATGTTTCGCCGTCACCCACTGTAACGGTAACGCCGCTGTTAATTGTTATTGGCCCAGCTGACATAGCATTTTTACCATTAGATATTGTGTAGCTGTTGGTGACATTTTGATCATTTTCAAAGAAAATTAAGTTTGAACCACCACCTTTAAGGCCGTCTTCGCCATCAGCTCCAGAGGCTCCTGTAGCTCCAGTTGCACCTGCTGGTCCTTGAGAACCTGTAGCTCCTTGAGAACCTGTAGCTCCTTGAGGGCCCGTGTTGCCTTGGGGACCAGTAGCACCTTGAGGCCCAGTAGCACCCTGTGGACCAGTAGCTCCATCGTTACCATCGGCTCCAGCGGCTCCAGTAGCTCCATCGTTACCATCGGCCCCAGCTGGTCCTGTAGCACCTGTGGCTCCAGCTGGCCCAGTAGCACCTTGGATACCTTGCGGTCCTGTTGCCCCATCGTTTCCATCGGCTCCAGTAGCACCAGTAGCTCCATCGTTACCATCTGCTCCATCGGCTCCAGCTGGCCCAGTAGCACCTTGGATACCCTGTGCACCTGTAGCTCCAGTAGCTCCATCTGCTCCAGTAGCACCTTGCGGTCCAGTTGCACCAGTTTGACCCTGCAATGCCGCTACAGTTATTGTTTGTTTTGTCCAGACACCATTTACTGCATCATACACTGGTACAAAGTCGGAGCCAGTTGCGTTTGTTGCTGTAGTCATTGATGCTGGCATAAAATCAGTAGCTGCCGAAGTTGCCGCTGTGCCTAAGTTTGTAATCTCAGTTGCGTCTATTAGACCATCTGCCAATATGTTACCCATGTTGTTAGATAAAATGTCTGCAAACTTTCTACTTTTCGATCTACTCATTTATACGTACCACTCTGATTGGGGCATTTCCACCCAGCTTAATGTAGGTTCATCCCATCTGTATCTTAAATCATCATCAGGATATGCCACAGGAGGCTCTCTTAAACCTGTCTCTGCATTTATTTCCCATGAAGCACCTTCTATAGCTGGCTCTATAAAAGCATCTAAATCGCTATCATAAGTCCAACCAATAGAAGGGAAGTTTTTTCTTAATGATGGTTCGTCTGTTGAGTTCGCGCCACCTCTTGTATTATATGAACATCTAACCCAAGTTTCATGGCCTGTAAGGTTTTGTAGATATGCTATACCAAGTGACTCTAAGAACTCACCTTCATCGTTAATGCAATCTCTATTAGACACCCTTACAGTTTCAAGAACCAAATTATCTATTCCTATTTTGGCAAAATGAGCCATATCAATATCCTTTTAGTTTATGATAAGTGAACCACTGCTTGTAAAAGTATGGATAGTGTAACCACCCGAAGATGAAACTGTACCTCCAGTAGCCTTGGAAGACCCCAAGTAACGTATTCTCACTACCCCAGCCGTACCTGATCCAGAAGTTCCGCTATTAGACCCTCTGCCGCCTCTGCCCAAGTTATTACTGTAACCAAAGTTTGACGAACCTGACCAAGAAGCGGCTCCTGTCGTAGAAAGACTATTAGAGGCTCCATTTGGCCCGTTAATTGTTGTTATAGTTGTTGCGGCTGAAGCGTGGAAGTTAGAACCACCAGAAGCACCTAAAGCTACGTTTTGAGCCTGACCAACACCGCCACTGTAGCCTCCGCCACCTGCACCACCACCGCCGCCATCGCCACTGTAGTTAAATCCATTTGCGCCGTTAGAAGTACCTGTAGCTCCACGGGGTTGATTACCACCGCCACCTGCGGCCTGTTCGTTTTGGTTACCCTCGTTAGAGCCACCTCCACCACCGCCGCCCCCAGCAACAGCTATTACAACATTTCCGAACTCTATAGCAGAAGCACCTCCGCCACCGCCTCCAGAACCAGATGAGCCAGAACCTCCAGAACGACCACCCGTACCACCAGTACCAAAAGTAGAAGAACCAGCAGAACCTCCAGCGGCA